TCATTATTGATTCTTGTATTGTGAACATCTCTCGAACATTGATTGTTCCATATAACTGGCAATTGAAAAGTTCTCTAAAAAGATTCTTTTTATCTTCAGTCGAACATATCGTAGAAGCTTTACCTTCTCCAGTTTCATAATTTACACTTACTATTCTATCCATTGCTCTACCTCTTATTTTGTTTAGATTATCATACTACACACCGGAGAACAGCAATATAAACAGTTATAGACAAAAAAAGCCCCAAGGCTTTTACACCCTGGGGCTCTTGATAACAAGTAACAATACTACGCAGAACCTCTTCCTGCCAACTCAACAAAGTCAGAAACTTCAGTCGAATCTGTTGCAGTCAAAAGAATACTTGCTGGGAGACCCCCTAAACGGAATATGAATTTGAAGACAGTTTCATCCGTCAGGAATTTTACGTGCGAACTGGAAGTCAGCTTCAGTCTACCCTTTGCCGCCATCTTGTACTTGCCGAGGTTACACAACAGGATATCGCCTACGGTACCGAGAGCAGCACTGTAGTCTGAAATCATGATAGGCAAACCTTTAAGAGTACCGAATGGGGATGCAGCAAGACCAGTAGGACCAACAAAGATACGGTTACCCGCACTATCTTCCAATCCCTGAACTGCACCATAAGCACTGCGACTCATAATCCAAACCGAGCGGCTGGGATTTTTTGAAGAAACAAACATCTTGTCGATGTTTTCAGCTACGATGGTGTCATCAGTCTGTCCGGATTCTTTTGCAACAGTAACTGTGTTCGTATCACCAATGATTCCGGTAAAAGCAGTGTTGCCATTCAGAACACCGTCCTCGATGAACTTCGAGAACTCTTCAGGAACAGCACTGTTAATCTCAGAAACCAACGCGCCAGTATCTTCCAGTGCTTCCTCAGTTGCATCAAAGCGATATGTCGCCTTAACCAAATTGATTGCAAACTGAGTTACAGTAGGCTGACTTGCATTGATGGTACTTCCTTCAGCCGTGATGGCCGGAGCATTACCCAAGCTGGAAACCACGTTGAACTTGTAGACATTGTTCGTTCCATTCAAGGTCACCAGATTCAAAGCACGAGCAACACCAGACTCACGAATCAAGTCGGTATCAACCATTGGGTCAATGAACTCAGTAGTTGCATAAGCACCCTGACCATCAGTTGTGATGTTGATGTTCTTGGTTTCCACATCACCCTTGGCAATAGCCTGGAGATACTCACCATAGTTCATCTTCTCTTCAACCTTCGTCAGTTTGGGAGCAAACTGAGCAAAACCACTTGCAATTGCATCTGTAAGACTCTTGGTATCGACCTTCAAGTCCACAACCTTCTCTTCTTTGTGCAACTCAAGGTTACCCTTGGCAATGAAGTCGGAAGCATATTCTGCCTTCATCTCAACAATGTCACCAACGTTGTAAACAGTATCATTGCTGGCAAACTGTTTCTTTACGAGATATTCGAATTCCATGATTTTTTTCCTCAAAAGTGTTTTTACGTCTTTTTTTGTTTTGTGGGGTTTGATGTTTGCTGGTGTTTATGGGGTCTCCATTTTCCAGTTTCATCTTTCCACTTATTTATATGTATTTTGTCAAAAACGACAAACTCCCATCAACATCCCCACATCTTGCGATAAAGCTGTTGCAGTTTTTTTGCTTCACGTTGTTCTATTGTTGAGACTTTCTTGATTTGTGTTGCTCTTGAAAGAACCTTAATCTCGACAACTTGCTTTTCGATATCTTTTGTAAGTGGTGGCTCAATCTCCTCTTCAAGGATAATATTTGACCTTTCACCATCACTGGATGAGAACTCAAGTTCATTGAAGTAAACCTTCTCACCATCGAACATGTCTACCATGTACTTTCGATATGGCTCATCTTCTTCATCTTCAACTGGCTTGAGATATGCAATTGTGATGTGAGGTTTGTAATCTGAATAGGTATCGGTAACTTCTGTTCCTTCACTTATCATTGAATTAAGACGATTTAGGTCTTCACTCTCAACATCAATCTTTAGAACAAACGAATCTTCATTTTTGAAGATTGTCGTTCTCTTCATGGTTGCCTCAATAGGTTTCTCACCAGCAAGCAACTTTTGAATCTCAGAAGCATCTTTTGTGTGAATACCATACTTGACGGTGATGTGTGGCTCATCTTCCCTGCCGTCTTCATTGATATATTCATCCGGAATCATCCCAGAAAAGCCTTTTATCCTGGCCGCAAGAGAAGTCGGAAGCATGGCCATTACTGCTCCAAAACTCTCAGGAGATTCTTTTTTGGTGGAAAGAGACTTAACTTCCAACATGACAGCATCCTCATTTGAAGGAATTGTCACAATGGAATACTCAACCATAATTGACTTCAATATAATTCTGTCAATTTTTTTCACGTTTTCTTCAGTAAACTTTTCTGGGAATAGTTTTCTGAGTTTTCCCGCAGCTTCTTTGAATCCTGGTCTTCCTTTTATTGCCACTTCTATTGGAATAAATCCGACAGAATGGGTTCTTAGGACTTTATCTCTCACAAGTTGGTAAATCTTCTGAGCTTCTTCAGTTGTTCCATATCGAGTTTTTGATGTGATGTCTTCTCTTGTTACCGACATCTTCTCAGCGAATCCGATAGGCTTGTCTCGATGGTGATTAAACAGTACAACTGGGTTTTTCTGGTAACGAGTAAGGTCTACACCATCGGGAATCATTACATCGCCATCACCATCAACATCAATAGTCATGATTCGGCCAAAAGAATAGCCATCACGCTCATGAGGAAGAACTTCATCAATGTCACTATGATAGCTCATCCGCTTTACAACAGTTCCAACGAACTTCTTAGGGTCTAAATCAAGACCAAGATTTTCAAGGAATTTTTTCGTAATCTTGATTTTACTTTTCATTATAATCTCCCTTCTGGTGGCATGTAATTGCCTTGAACAAGCACGTCTGCGTTTTCATCATCAAACATATCATAACCAAATGTTGTCCTGAGTTCATTCTTTGTGAGTGCTCCAGCTTGTTGTAGAAGTGTAACCTCTTTCAACTTGTTCTCGATATCCTGCGGAGCTTCCTTCGTCAAGACAACAAACATATTTGAACCATCCAATCCATTTTTTTGAATTAATTGATTCGTTAATGCTTGTGATATGAGTTTACAACGAGGTCTCAGAGTGTTGTGGTAATAGTTTATGCTAGATGTAATCATGTTGCTTCTGTTTACCGATTCAGTCAGAAGCAATGCTGGGTTTACACCATAACAAGCAAGAATCTCTTCCCTAGACCACTTTCTACCTTGAAGGAATTGCATCTCTCTTGGTGATTGTCCAATGGCATCATAGGTTACGTCTTGGTCTGTAACAACCATTTTCCCAGCGCGGCCAACTCCAGCGAATCGCATCTGCCATTTCTTTTCAACAAGGTCCCGGTCCTCCTCTTTCAACTTCTGAGAACTGTACTTGAGGAGTCCAGAAGGAATACCAAGGTTTCTGTTAAGGGCTTCCTCATGAGTTGTAGATTCATTGATAAGTCCATAACTTCTTGCACAAGCCTCCAGTGGTGAGATTCCATGCAAAATGTTTCCAGGGTCGAAAAACTTCAAATGAATAATGTCCTCTGGTGCATAACGGTAATCAAACTTACCATCACGAGCAACACCGTAATTATAAGCAATAATCTGATTCTGACCATCTGTTTGAATATCGATGTATTGCGAAAATAACACGTAAAGTGCGATTGGTGTCCCGACACCATTCCTTTCAATCAGAACGTAAGCATCTCCAGTAAGTTCAAGGAAAAGATCAATTTTGTATAAAAAAGAGTAAAGAGTGTCATCATTGTTTGGTGAATTTAGAAGGTCAACAATTGGATGGTCTGGAATCTCTTGGGTATCTTGGCTTGCCTTTATACCATATCCACGAATTATTTTGAGCATTGACTTTGTAATGGTCATACCCATACTTGCCTTTGGAGCTACATTCGTGAACAACTTCAATTCAGCATCGGCAACATTAGTTGCGTTATGATTGGCTGCCACATACACCCATCCACGATACATATCGACTGATTTTCTATCTGTGTATCCACCTCCTAATGGCGGCCTGGATATCTCACAAAGTTTGCGAATAATGACATTGGTGTTGGTGGAAAGCACCTTATTGAAGATATTTTGCATAAAGCCCATTAAGCACCTCGTTTGTTTGTAAACCTACTTTCAGTCAAATTCTACTTGGGTCAACGAATGTAGACTTTTCACTGAGATACTTAATTGCATACACAAGTGCATCCAAAGAATTTGGTGAATCACCGGAGCCTGTATAGGTAACCATTTGATCTTCTAAGTCCAGAAAAGCACGACAATGAGATACCAAACCATTCTTATACAATGCAGCTATAGGTTCGGCCCTAAGTATTTTCCCTTTCTTAGCCCTGACTCCCTCGCAGTAAACAGTCTTATCGTGTGTGGTAATTAATGACTCAATCCAGTTTCCACCCTGATTTGTCTCGTAAATGACCTTAGAGCATCTCCATGTATGGTATAGAGTGGCAACCTCTTTGGCAATAACATTGATATCCTCCTTCTTCTCATAAGACTCAAGTACATGGTAATCATCACCAATCTTTCCAGCAACACAAATTCCATGTTCATCTGAGTTCTCGGTATTCGTTACAGCGGGGTCAAAGGCAATTACAATTTCATCATAATCATCTAAAGAAAGTGTTTTCGCTTTTAAAATATCATCTTGCAACCATAAAGCACCAAAAATCTCCTCATACCAATCTGTACCCGCACACATTAATGAGGCACGTCGGTCTCCAGCAGACTTTAACGTA